ACACGCAAATCACAAATTTCTGGACTAGTTCTAATATAAACTATTTTTAAATCTTGAAAAATAGTTTGAAACTCATTAAACATATTTAAATAAATTATATATTCAATAAGGCTCATTTTGTTAGCCTCATATAGACTTTTTGCGAATACAAATTTGTCTGTATAAACGGAGCGCTCACTAATAATAACATCGTAATTTTCTTTTAGTGCTTCTTTCAATAAAGACAAACGACTAGTATATGCCATTACTTGAAACGCAAAACTGTAGCGCTCATTATTTTCATAAAAGTGCGTAATAATACTTTTTCCATTAGCATCTCCAATTGATTCCCAAGTGGAAACAGGTTCTTGTAAAAAGCAGATTTTACAAGTATTGTTTTTTGAAGCGCAATAATTAGCAAGGTTTTTTTCCAAATAACGCATAACGCTTGATTTTCCAGAACCAATATTTCCATCAATTGATACAATAAGAGGTGGCATTAAAATGTATAAAGTTTTTATATATATTTGTTTAAAATAAAATTTATAATCTAATCAATTTTATTTTAGTAAAAGCTAAAATATTATTAATAATAAAAATATTTTTAATATTATACATACTTACGTAACCAATCTTCAGCTAAGAATTTGGCATCATCACTATAATAAAATTTAATTTGATTACGTAGTCTCTCAGTTGGTTCGCTATTTAAACGTTCATCTGATAAATCTTGGTCTCGCGTAGTAATTTTTTCCCAACTGTCTCTAAATTTCTGTAAATTCTTTATTAACTCTTCGCGCGTCATTGAACTTATTGGTTTGGTTAGTGGTTCATACATTCCCTTATAATTAGTAATTGGTTTATTAATTCTATCCTCTATGAGTTTTGTTGCTTTTTTTTGTTGGGTTTTATCTAATAAATTATAAATTAATTCTAAATCATTGCTTTCAATTGTTGAACCGCTCAATCTAAATAACTTTTGAGCCATCGCTTCTTTTGAACCATTAAATGATGCGTGATATTTTTTAAGTAGTTGTCTTAATCTATCTACTGAAATGTCATATTTTTTGCTTTTATGAATTGTATATTTTTTTGTTTTATTGTTTCCTTTAATTATTTTGTATATTATGTTTTTCTTTGTTTTCTTTGTTTTCTGTAATTTGTTTTCATTAAATTTAGACCACCGCTTACTATTTTTTGTTTGTATTATGACCCACATATTACCATCATTGCCTCGCTTTTTTGTTCCTAATGTAAAGTCATTGGCACTTTCTGATGGTGCTTTTCTTGTTGCCATTATTTATATATTATATTTTATATTTTATATAACATACTAAAATAAATTTACAGAAAAAATGTATAGCAAATAATTATTAAGTAATAGCATTTAAATATTTATTACTCTTAACTAATAATTATTAATTTTTATTTGAATTATGGAGTTTATTATTAGAGAGAATATTATTCCTTTTACAAATATAAACTTAGCTCTATTTATTTTATGTTATTTTAAACCATATTACAATTATATAAATTATGATTATTTATATAGTATATGTTATTGTTGGAATTACATAATTTTTTTTACATTTAATGGGGCATATTTTATAGATAATACAACTTTTAAGAGAATGGCTATTAGAAAAAGACTTTCGCTCCCTATTTTTCATATTGGAAATATGATTTTACATAATTTACCATTTTTATATGTAAACATTTATATACCTTATAGAGTTACATTATATCATTCATTAATGGCATGTTTAACTAATTTATTATGGTGCTATTGGGCAACATTTGGAACATTTGATATTGAGCATGTTTATGTGTATATGAAAAAACGTGAGCAAATAACTTTATATATTATAAATATCACTTCAATACTTTATAATCCTTTGATTTATCATAGTAATAAATATATAAGAAATAATTTTGTGTATGTATAATATTTAAAAAAATAATATAAAGATTATTAGTTAAGTTTAATTAATAGATTAATACAATCTATTCACTTTTTTAAGCATTGGTGCCCGAGCGGTCTAAGGGGTGCGAGTTAGGTTCGCATGGCTTCGGCCTCATGGGTTCAAATCCCATCCAATGTACTATTTTTTTTATTTTAATTTTTTAAAATAAAAATAATTAATCAATATAAATAAAAAAAATAACATAAAGACAATTTTACAAGTTAAATTAATAGATTGCTACAATCTATTCATTTTTTAAGCATTGGTGCCCGAGTGGTCTAAGGGGTGCGACTCAAGTTCGCATGGTGAAAACCTCGTGGGTTCGAACCCCACCCAATGTAAACATTTTTTTAATTTTTATAAAATATTTATATGAAATATTTTATAAAAAAATTTTAATTTTTAATTTTTAATTAATTAATATATTATTTAATTGAAATGTCTAAATATAGGTCTTAAACTCATTTGACGTCTTAAACGAGGTGGTTCACTATTAGAACTACGTGGAGTTGGTGGAGGTGTGGTGATATAAGATTGAGTGCGTTCAACTTGTGTAAATGCGGTATTCATACAACTTTTTTGCCTATTTACAACATTTCCAACCGATCTATATGCTGACATACATTGTTCTTGTGTTTCACTATAATTAATGGCATGAGTTGGTAAAATACCAATTTTTGATGCTTCTAAAATAGCATCTTGATTTGCGCCTAAGTAAAGTAATTCAATATTATATGATTTTTGTGCGCTGTCAATAAGTTTTTTTAAAGACTTCGCATCAAATTTTATACTACAATTTTCACAACCATCTGTAGCAACATAAATTAAACATTTGTCGTAACAACTTGGATTATGAAGTTTTTTTTCCATAAAATAAGTTATAGTAGAACCAATAGCATCGTATAATGCTGTTTGTCCTCGCGGAACAAATTGTCTTAATTCAATTGGTCTAACCTCATTAATATTTAATGATCTAATTAACATTTTTTCTTCATGGTCAAATAATTTAATAGATACATTTACTTGCTCGTTTGGTTTTAAATCTTGCTTAATAACTTCAAATGAAGAGTTTACTCCGCCAATTGTATCTTGCTCTTTACCACACATAGAACCTGAGCGATCAATAATCGCAACAACCTCTTGAATAAACGATGTCATAATATATAATATTAATGTTAATAATAAATTTAATAAAATAAGTAATCAATTTTTTTTGTTTTTATAGATTATTTTAATAGATTATTTTATTATTTTTTATAAAGAAAAATTATTATGTTAAAAAAATTGATTACATATTTATTTTTATTGTTAATCAATATTTAATAAAAAATGTTAAAGCAACAAATGTTAATTGAAAAAACTAATTATGAACCCCATCTTAACATTGAATTGTTGACAGGATCATTTATAGAAAATAAATTTAAAAATATATGTGCGCAAACTATTTGTGATGCTTATGTTAATGAAAGTTTAATAATTGAATATTTGAAATATAGATTGGCTAAAGATCCTGAAACATTTACAGATATACTATTTACTATAGATTTGCCATTTGTTCAAGATTATATTGAACATGTAAAACAAGTTAGCATAACATGTGAAGACATTCCTGTAATAACTTATGTATATAATACACTATTACGCGAACCAGGAGATAGGGAACTATGGCCGCACGATAAAGCTTCGTTAATCCTTGATAAAATACATTGCTTCTTTGATATTGATGAAGACAAATTAGCAAATGAATTAGTAGAAGTAATAAGTGAAATTTATTATGATACATTATGGTAAGCATAAATCATAAATCAAAATGCTAAAAAAATTGATAATATAAACTTAAAATATTTTTTTTAATAAAAAAATGATTAATGATTATTATGCTTATGATGTTTATAATCAATTATTGAAAAATAGTTGTAATTTTATTAATAAAAAGTGCTTAGACATTGGAACAAGAAGTGGAGCAAATTGTGAAAACTTAGTGAAAGTTGGCGCCTCAAGTGTTGTGGGTATTGATATAGATTCTTCGCGCTTTCATGAAATGTGGGTTAATAAACAAATTACACTTTTAAAGCAAGATTTATTAACAATGAACAGTTCCAATAAATTTGATGTAATTACATGCTTTTTATGGAATATGCCTTATTTACAATATACTAATGTAATGAATAAAATTAAAGAACTCTTAAATCCAGACGGATTAGTCTATATAGGTATTGTTGATGAATGCTATAAATGTGACCCGCCAGGCCCAAAAAGTGTAAATATTGTTGAATTATTAAAAAAACATTTTAATAATACAAGAATTTTAGATAAAAAAAGTATTCAATGGATAATAGAAGCTAAAAATCCATTTTAATTAAATAAAGTGATAACAATTTTTAGAGCAATAATAAAATTTGCTTTGTTTCTTATAAAAATCATGCTGTAGTTTATATTTTTTATTACAAATATGACATTTTATGTTTGTTAAATTATTGACTAAGTATATTATATCATCATTTAAGAGAACAATTTTAAATTTATAATTTTTTGTTTTTAATTTTAAAAACATTACAAAACTAATAGTAATAATATATTTATATAATTTTTGTAATGTATTTTATGTTGTAAATTTTTCTTCTATTTTTGTTATAAATAATTCTAAATTTGTTTTTAATAATGTTGAGGTTGAACATAATGCTTTTAATGTATTTCTTTTAGAACCTGATTTTTTATCATATATTAAATAATATTTGTTATCTTGAGATTCGTGTTTTCTAATACTAATATATTTTGGCAATAATATTGAATTTTTATTATTTTGTAAAATATTAATGGTTTCTTCATTACTTTTTGTAACTTGTTCTTCGCAATTAGTAACTTGTGTATTTTCATTATTTTCATTATTTTTCTTATAATCTTCATATTCTTCTTCAATAATTAATAACATTTTTTTAATTTCTTCTAATTTTTCTAATATATTTATTTTATTTGATTTTGATGATACATATAATTTATTATGTATATTGTGAGGATGTTTTTCTATTTTAAAATATTCTCTATAGCATTTATTTTTTTGGTCATAACATTCTTTATAATAATTAACATAAATAGGTATACTGGATTGTTCTATATTAGTAGGTAATTTTACAGCATTATGCTTTCTTTCACGTTTACCTTCTTCTTTTGTTATAGTAATATTTGATAAATCAGTCATTTATATTAAAATAATACATTAAAATATTACAGATTTTGTTAAATATAACCAAAATAAAATTCCTACTATTGCCTTAGTAGTTAAGTCTAACATATTGTATCCTATTAGTTTGGTTGCTTCATTTGTTTGATAAAATACCCCATATAATGACCATAAACCTACATATAACCAAAAAATAAATTTTGATTGATATGTTACTTTCAAGGATGTCATAAAAAGTTTCCAAATAGTTCCAAATGTTAGAAAAAAGAATATAAATCCTATAAAATTTGCCAAAGTCCTATTTAGTAAACCTATTTCTCCACTATATCCAAAACCCAACATCAAAAGATTAAAAAATAGAACCAATAAAAATGGTTTAAATTTTACTTGTATTTTATTTTCATAACCTAATAACATAGAAAGTGCTAATAACATAAAAGGAGTAGTAATTACCCAATCAGAATAACGCATATTATTAATTTTTTCTAAAGGTAGGTCGTCAACCGAATTAATGTTATTATCTTTTACTAATTCTTTTTTTGATTGGTTATTATTTTTTGTTTTATTTATTTGTTCTATAAATAATCCATAAAAATAACCGGCAATAACTGAAATACACGTTTCTAAATTCAAAATATGACGAACTTGTGGGATTGGACTTCGTAATGCTTCAATAAATGTAATTACAGAAGTAGTAATTAAAAAAATATATGTAATATAAAAACTATTTATTACTAAAGATGTATTCATATTAATATATTAGTATGTTATAATATGTTATAATATAATATAATATAATATAATATAATATAATATAATATAATATAATAAAGTAATAAAGTAATAATATTTTATTGTTATTCAATAAAAAATTATTAAAAACTGAAAAATAACTAAGCAAAATTATTTAATTCGAGTAAGCTAAACCACCCATACCCGACATAATGCGGAGGACGTTGTAGTTAACAGCATAAACGCGAACTTTGGCGGTGCTTACACCCGAAACTGTGGCATTAGATAAAACTAATTGTAAAGTAGCATTGTCAATACGCGAGAAGTTGCATGTGCCAGATGGCTGATGTTCTTCGGGTCTTAAGGCAAACGAGTAAACATTAATACCGGTGTCTGGCGCACGAGTGTGGTGCTGGAAAGGTTGGACTAAGTCGAAATATGTGCCTTCACGCTCCGAAAATCTGTCTTGGCCATTTAATTGTAATTTGGCAACAACAACTGGATTTTCACCCCAGCAGTGCATATCTAACGCAGTTTCGGCTAAAACGAAGGTGCCGGCATCCGAAACACCTGAGTCAGATGTATTAGCAGTAGTCCAGCCAGTGCCGCTTACTGTGATGTCATTAGCAAATGGATCTTGGAACATTCCACTAGTATTAATATATTTAGTGTTACCTGTTCCTGATGATCGAGTAGCATCTTTGCCACCAAAAGCATGAACCGCATTTGGTAAAGCATCATAAGCATCTGTATAGTTAAAAGGTTGAGCACCTAATAATCTATTTAGATCCTGGTTGGCTGTTGTAGAAGCACAATAATCAACATTTGCGTCTGGTTGAACAACCCAGATTAACTCTTTGCAAGGATGATTTAAATTTAATTTAATTTTATTGGATGACGAACCAACCGATTCATCGCCGGTGAATTGTAATTGTTCAATTAAATATTCGTGTGGGTTTTGGGCCATACGTCTGCGCTCATCAGTATCTAAGAAAATGTAATCAACAAATAAAGACGCGGCAGCTAGCGATTGTTTGTATGCTTCGGTAACTTTTGTGCCGGTTCCATCAACTTTAGTTACAGCCCATAAGCATTCTTCAATATTGCGAATGTCTAAATTGATTTTTACTTCGTGGTATTGTAAGGCAATTAAAGGTAAAGCTAAACCGGGATTGCGACAATACCAGAATTGTAATGGAACGTATAAAGTTGTTTCTGGTAGAGCATTACGTGGGGCACAAACTTGACGAACACCGTTTGCCGAGCAAGGACCATCAACATCCGAAAAATCTGGATCGCAAATATATGTTAATTGAGTAGTATTACCAATCATTTTATAGTAACCACGTTCTTGTTCTTTTGATAGAGTTAATTGGCACCAAATGTGCATCCAGTCACCATATTGACGATCAATACGCTGGCCACCAATTTCAACTTCAACTTGCGAAATTAACTGCTCACCTGGGAAGTCTAACCATCTGGCATATACATCAGTGCCTGTATTTTTTAAGCTTTGACCGATTTCAGGAAGAGTAATCTGTAAATAGGTGCGGTAAGCTAAATCACCGTTGCGTGAAATAGTGCATGTTACACGGCGACCAAAATCAGCTTGACCATTGAAAGTTTGTTCAATTGATTCCATCGCAAAGTTGGTATGACGACGGTAAGTTACTTTCCAAAAGGTAATTTGAGGATTACCTGTTAAATAAACATCTTGAGCGCCATAGGCGACTAATTGCATTAATCCACCAGCCATTTTTTTATAATATTCCTAAAGAAAAAAATTTTTTGTAATTAAATTTAATTAAATTAAATTTAATTAAATAATTAAATAATTAAATAATTAAATAATTAAATAATTAAATAATTAAATAATTAAATAATTAAATAATTAAACATTATTATTATATAAATTTTTACTACATTAAAAATATAATCTCTAAACAATGAAAAAATTTAATACTATTAAAACAACATTAGATAGCAAACATAATGAAATAATAAAATCTTTTAAACACAATGAAGAGGTAGTTATTCCTAAATATTTAAAACAAATTGAAAAACTGGAATTAATGTTAAATAAATCTAAAAAAAAATTGGAATTATTGGATAATATTAATAAGTATAAGAATATTATAAAATCTCTCAGGGAAAAGGAAAAAAATTATTATTTAAATAATTCTAAATATATATTTGATTATTTTGAAAATAAAAAGAATATATCTACCAGCGATACATTTGAAGATTCAGACAAAAATAACATAGTAAAGCAATTTTTCTCATTAAATATTTCAGACGAAACAAATAATGCTAAAATAAAGGATGAAAATTTTATTAAAATAAACAATAATAATTTTATAGATAAATATTTTAACAATATTGATTCTAAATATTTAAATTATGATAAATTTATTTATCCATCAGATATTTGTACTGTATGTAATAGAGGAGAAATGGTTTATGTTGAAAGTGAGGGAATGTCAATATGCAGTAATTGTTCAAATAGTATTAAATATTTAATTGAAATAGATAAACCATCATATAAAGAACCTCCCAAAGAAGTATGCTTTTATGCTTATAAAAGAATAAATCATTTAAAAGAAATATTAGCGCAATTTCAAGCAAAAGAAAGCACAAATATACCTGATGAAGTATTTGAAAATATTAAAAATCAAATCAAAAAAGAACGCATAAGTCTTAATGAGTTAACAAATAAGAAAACCAAAGAAATACTGAAAAACTTAGGTTACAATAAATATTATGAACATATTCCATTTATAAAAGATAAATTAGGAATAAGACCTCCTATTATGAGTGCTGAACTTGAAGAAACATTATGTAATTTATTTATGGAATTACAAAAACCTTATTCTAAATATTGTCCTAAAGATAGAGTTAATTTTTTAAACTATTATTATACATTATATAAATTATGTGAATTGTTAAATGAACGCAGTTTTTTGCCATATTTTCCTATGTTAAAAGATCGTGAAAAACGTATAGAACAAGACCAAATATGGAAGAAAATTTGTGAAGATTTAGGGTGGAAATTTATTCCTATACCATAATTTTATTACTATACTATATAATACAGAGAATCCGTATTTTTGGCAAATACCAAATACAATAAATTGAATAAAAAATTGATACATTATTAAATTATTACTTAATAATAAATTATTAAATAATAATAAACACTATGGATTTAACTATGGATTTAACTAAATTAACGAAAAATGAACTTATAATAAAGTGTCAAGAAATTGGAATAGAAAAATGTAAATCAAAAAATAAAGAACAATTAATTAGTTTATTAACTAATTATAAACTAGCAGAGACAAGTATTAATGAAACCAATGAAACCGAAGAAACACCTGATATTAGTAGTGGACTTATTATTAATAATGAAAAAATTAAATTATATAAAGGCGATTGTATACAAATGTTAGAAAAGGTTAAAGATAAATCAATACAATTAATATGTATTGATCCACCATACAATATTGGAAAAGATACTTGGGACAATATTAGTGATTATAATAATTATATGATGACTATAATAAAGCTTCTTGAAAAGAAGTTAAAGGACAATGGTAGCTTCTTTATGTTTCATAATAATATGGAAATAATAAGCGAGTTGATGGTTGGTATAAAAAAAGAGACTCAATTTGTATTCAAACAAATGATTGTATGGAACAAGCGATTTGATGATTCACCTAAAAAGGGATTTATGGATGGATTTGTTGTAAAAAATGAGATGCATAATTTTAATAAAATGGCTGAGTACATATTATTTTACACATTTAATAATTTTCATAAATTAGAAACTAAACGAAGTGAATTAAAAGTGTCTCAATTAACAATTTCCCAAGAAATAAAAAGCAAAACAGGAGGTTTAACTGGTTGGTATAGTAATATAGAAACAGGAAAAAATATGCCAACACGTGAAACTATAAAACCAATTGAAAAACATTTAGGGTTAAAATATGAAGACCTTGTTCCAAAGTTTATAAATATGAAGACACATCATAGCGTATGGAATTATGATATGGCTAAACGCTGTAAAGTTCACATAACTCCTAAGCCATTAGATTTATTAAAAAATATTATTAATCATACAACTCACGAAGGAGATATGATATTAGATTGTTTTGCTGGTTCAGGTACAATGGGTTATGCTTCTTTAGAAAGCAATAGAAAATGCATATTAATAGAAAAAGAATCAAAATATTGTGATTATATTGTAGAAGAGGTTAAAAAGATACTTGCAGCATAAAATTGTGGCAAAAAAAATTTAACTAAAGTATTTTTTCTTTTTCTTTTTCTTTTTCTTTCTGATAGCATACAAACTACTTAACTTTAATATGGATGAACAATCGACTGTAATTCTTCAATCCACACATTTTCAGTAAATACTCGTTCGCCAATAACCAAGTTTCCGCGTCGTGACATTGGAAGTAAATTTTCCCCACGAATAGAAACATATTTTTCTGTGCGCGGATGATTATGACCAAGCTGAATATCTTTATCACATATATTCACACGATTATCTCTTGTTGGGTCGGATACATCTGCTAATTTTATAGCACTTCTAGTAATAACACACATGCTATTACCTTGCTTATCAAAAATGTCTCGATTAAAGCTAGCATATACAGAAATAAGATGTTCTTTATTTTTGGTTAACATTAATAAAATACTTTTGTTTTCATCTTCAACAACATTCAAATGTTCGCCAACATCTGCAATATTAACAATAAAAGTCATCCAATCTAAATATGCCTGTGCCAACAATATTGGTGAAGATGCATCTTTTAAAGGAATAGCGCATTTTTTCTTCTCTTTTTTATCTCTAATACTTTTTTCTTGTATGGAAGAAATAACATTTTCATATAATCTTGAACTCCTGTTTTTATAGACATAGTCATCATTGCCTGGTGTGTTATAAATAGCACTGTCAACACTTGAGAGCAACTTTTTTGTAAAGCTGTTTTTTTTGAATAGTGTGGAAAATTTGTGGCAACATTTTCCAAGATGACCCAAAGGTAAAACACATTTATGTCTGAGATCAGTGCGTCCACTCATTTTTTTAACTGATGCCATGAATACGTCTTTTGTATTATCGTGACTTGGACCATATATAGTATTCTTAAAACACATTATACTTGAGTAATGTGAATTGTTTTCAAAAGTCTCAATTGATTTTTCAAAATTTGTATATTCATCAATGTCATCAATAGTAACACAGGTTTCAATTTTGGTCGCCATAAATTGCATAGACTATTACTTAACTTAAAAAAAATAAATTCAATTTTTAATAAGTATACCATAAATAGGATTAACCTCCAAGCACCATGAAGAAGATATAAGTGTATACGTAATAAAAAATAAAAAATAAAAAATAAAAAATAAAAAATAAAAAATAAAAAATAAAATTAATCATCAAATTCAAGTCCTGTTACTAATCCACTAAAAATATTGATTATGTCTAAATAGTAATCTAAAGATGCCGTTATAAAGTCTCCATAATAATTACGTTGTAATATATTATTAGTATCATACATAATGTATAATGAAAATACCATCAATGAACCAATCACTAGTATTTTTTTAAGAAGCGAAGACTTAGCAATAAAAAATTGGACAATAGTAACAATTACTAAAAATAATAAAGCAAAAAATAAACCAAGACCAAATCTAAAACCTAATTTAATACCGCTTGCTATTAATGCTAGTCCAAAAGCAAACATAGTAACAAAAATGCTAGCCGTTCCAACTAAAGCACTTTTAACAATACCAGGATCAACTCCTGATTTTCTATATCCTAAAATTACACCAAACGCCATTGAAAAGAGAGAAAATAATATAAATTTTAACCACGAGGGCATAGTAATAAATCCCAAAATTAAAATTATGATGAATGTGGCAATATATGCTCCAATAATTTTCATATCAAATTTTTTTTTACCATCTTCTTCATCTATTTTAACATTTTCACTTACATAATAAGTAATAGAAAGTTGAGATATTAAAGTTGCTAAAATTAGAGCAAAAAATCCTTTTTTTTCGCTTATTAACTTAAATAATTGTGTCAAGTTATTATTTTTAAAAATTGGTTTTTTATTTTTGACTGCTAAATTTGACTTACTAGAATTCATAGAATATTTTATAATATAATAAAATATTTTATAATATTATATTATGGCAAAAACAAGAAAATTTGGAAAACGTAAAAATTTAGTAAAAAAACATAAATCCAGAAGGAAAGCAAAAGGAAAAGCTTATGAGGAAGCGGTTTCTGCTTTGCTTTCTAAAAAGTTAAATGATGTTCATTTAGCAACATATGGACAAGAATTTGTTGACCCAGGAGATCCATCACTTGTATCACAAATAGCTTCACAATTAAGTGATACAAATAATACAATTTGTGAAATATGTTTAAAATCTATGATAATAAATAGTCAGTCTGTTGTAACGTTAGGTTGCACTCATAAATTTCATGCTAAATGTCTAAAAAATCAAATAGAAAGCGGTGATACTAGATGTTTTATATGTAGAACGCCTATGACTGATAAGGAAATAGAATCAATACTAGCAAAACGACGAATACGAACTGAAAAACAATCAAAACGACTAGAAGAAATTAAAGAATATGAGCAATTCCGACCCCCTGAAAGACCTCCACTTGCACCAACTGACTCAAGAGTATTTTTTCGAATAGATGAAATAGTATCTGAGAGGGCACGATATGGGACACCAAAACATCTACTAATAAACATAGTATATGATTTGCGACAAATAGAATTATTAGAAGATGAATTAAGACAATATAAACTACAAATACAAAAGGAACCTCTTCCACCAGAAATTCCAAATATATCTTTAAAACAAGCACTAGCGGATGAAGAACGTATGGATGATATTGTAATGAAAATGAGAAAGTTTCGTGTGGAAGCTCATTCTTTTTATAATTTTATAAATAATACTCCTGATAATTCTTATGTTGATAAATTTAAAAAAGTGACACACAAATACCTAAGCAGAATTAATGAAAAAATTATTATAATGAAAGATAAAACTGATGAATTATTACCACTCGCACTAAACAATAAACTTGACGCTGAACAAATTGTAAGGCGTATTCGTGTTTCAATGCAGCCTCGTGATATAACTCGTAATATAATGTAATTCTATGTATTATAGTCTTAACATATTTTATTTTATATAAATTTAATATATTATATTATATTATTTATATTATATTATTTATATTATATTATTTATATTATATTATTTTATATAATATATATAAATTTAGTATGCCTTCGCAAAGACGTAGCTCATCGCGTTTAAGAAGCTCGGCAGCTAAAAAAATTCAAAAACGAATTAGGGGTACACAAACTAGAAAACAAGTAAATAAACTAAGAGCAAGTCGTAAAATTCAGACAAATTATAGAGGTTTCAAAACTAGAAAAGTAATAAATAGAGAAAAAAATACTGTGTTAACAATTAATGATTGTCCAATATGTCTTGAACCTTTGACTACAGATGTTCGTATTGCGTTACCTTGTGGACATAGATTTCA